TGGCCGCCGATGCACAGAATAGGCCACAAACCCCACTCGCTTCAAGTCCAATCATATCCAATCGCTTTGTTGGTACTTGGATAGGTGGATAATGCCATATGTTAACCTTGACCAGGCATGCTTCACCAACGGGGTATTAGACCCTAGAGCCTACGCCCGCACTGACTTCGATAAATACTATCGCTCTGTGAAGACCGCAATGAATTGCGTTGTTATTCCGCAAGGCGGCATCCAAAGAAGATTTGGGACAAGGTATATAGCAACACTAGACCCAAACATTAATCCATACACAAACCCTGAATACACAGAAATATCTACATTAACTTTTGATGATTCAGCTATTTATTTGTTGGTATGGCAGACCAATCAAACCGTTATATTCCTAGAAGACATATTGGTTGCAAGTTTTGCAACGCCATACAATAAAGAAGATATAGTTAACTTAAGATGGGCGCAGGTTAACGATCGCATCATCACCGCCAATCTAAACTTCAATCCATACCAATTGGTTCGTAGCGCAAATGCACCCAATGCAATTGTTGGATTAGGTGCAGCTCAAACTTTAACCATCACAACGCCCGGTGTTATTGGGCAAGTTTTACCCATTACGTTTAGCACAACCGGCGTACTGCCAACATCTAATCCACAAATATATGTAGGGCGAACTTACTATGCTCTGTTCATAACAACCACAACCATTCAAATTTATTCAACTGCTGATGCAGCTAAAAGCGGAGTAGGGTTTTACACATTCTCAGCGGCGGGCGTTACTAGCACAGTTAATATCCTAAACACTTGGACATTTACAGCCATAAATTTCATTGCAGAACCCGCTTTTGACTTCAATGGTGGGTATAGTGCCCTCACATTCACACCAAGCGCCACGAGCGGCACAGGCGTTACAATTACCGCCAGCGCCCCAATATTTACCGCCGCCATGGTTGGAGGCCTCTTCACCGGCAATGGCGGTATATTCAGAATACAAACATTTAATAGCACGACAGTTGTAACAGGGTTTACGATTCAGTCCTTTACCAACACAAATGCGATAATGGGTGCATTTGCTTTCTTGGGTGAACCAGCTTGGAGTACAGCACGTGGATGGCCAGTATGTGTTAGCTTTTTTCAGAATAGATTGGTCTTTGGTGGGTCACCTTCCATTCCTAACGGAGTATGGCTTAGTGCTGTTAATGTCGCTTATAACTTTGATGATTCCGAAACGTTAGCGAGCGATGCTATATCGTGGTATCCATCAGCCGCACAGACCAATGTTGTCCAAGCTCTAACGGCTGGTAAGACCCTAACAGTCCATACCAATACCGGCAACTACTTCACACCATTCGCTACAGAGCAACCATTAACTCCAACTAACTTTGTTTTAACTGAACAAAACAAAGATGGCACGAGCAATCTACAGCCTTTGTTCATTGATAATCAGATTATCTATGTCGATAAATCTGGCAATAATGTTAAGAATATGACGTGGGATATAGCCCAAAGTTCATATGTTTTGAACAATATATCCATAGCCAGCAGTTCTCTAATCATATCGCCTGTAGATATGGCAGCCTTCACAGACCCTAATTTTACCGATGGGTACTATGCAATGTTTGTAAACTCGGATGGCTCACTTGCTATCTTTCAAACATTAAGCGAACAGAACATAGCGGCTTGGACTAATGCTACAGCTCAATACACTTTTGATAACGTTACTTTTGGCTTCACAGGTGGCTTCAATCATATCACAAGCTCAATAGGGCGCGTGTTCTTTATTGTTGATAGACATTATTTGGTGCCTCAAGCGCCTGTTGCGATCACAGGGTTCAACGCGGTTAACAATACCTTACAAGCTAACGGACATGGATTAGAAATTGGTCACAGTAATATTATCTACTTTACAACTACAGGTGTATTACCACTAACTGTCCCTCCCATAAACACAACACAATACTTCTTTGCTAATGCAACAGACGCTAATAACTTTAGAGTATATGCGCTTCAATCTGATGCCGAATCTAACATAAACGCATTCACAATCATTAATGCTGGCAACAACTCAAACGTTATAGATAACGTGGATACTCACGCACAGTTTTTAGAAGAATTAGACTTTACGCTTAATACCGATGCGTCAACGACTGTTAACAACCTTAATAGTAATGTTATCAATAATGCGAATTATTTGAATGGTGATTTTGTAGGTGTGTTTGCTGACGGTGTATCACTTGGGAATATTCAAATATTTAATAATGTTCTTACGTTGCCAGTGGTATCCCAAAACGTAACCTATGGCATGCCATTTAACTCTACTATTCAATTTTTACCTATTGGTAATATTCCAGGTACGCCTAGCAACCTTTATAAGAGAAAACACATTCGTGGACTTTATATCAATTGCTACAACACGCTTGGAGCAACAATCCAAGGGTTTCCTATAATTATACCACAGCAGATACCAGCTCAATTGGGTCAGCCAGTTAGTGGGGTTTATGAATATAACATGATGGAGGATTGGGACTACACCCAATACAACATCACGATATCTCAAATGAATCCTCTACCGATGACCATCCTAGGTATCTCATACATATTGGAGTTAACCTAATGGCACTACCACTTTTTCTACTCGCAGCTCAAGCCGCTGGCATCGGTGCCAATATCTATAAGAATCGCAAAGAGCAAAGGTTCCTACGCAAACAAGAGAATATCATTAACAACTATGAAACTGATTTATCGGCCTTTGAACAAGCGTCAGACCTAAATAATGCTCAAGCATTATCGATTGCCCGTGAAGGTTATGGGATAGCTGATGAGAACTATAAGAATATGGAAGAGGCGCTTGGGATAGAAAAGAGCTTTTTGAAGACTAGAATGGAGCAAGAGGCGCTTGCGTTCACCGAAGCGAGCGCTATCAATAGTGAAGAGCTTAGAGGCGTATTATCGTCACAGAGGGCCATTATGGGCGCTAGAGGACAGGCGCAAGGGCAAGGGTCAGCTAGGGCCGTTCAAGAGGCTTCTATCCATGCTTACGGCGAGGATGAACGAGCAAGAGCTATAAGCCAGAACTTCAGGAACCTACAGTTGAAGGGTCAGGCGGCACTCTATGATGCTAAATCCAAAGCTAATGAACTAAATCGAGTAGCCGCTTATAATCAGGTGTCAGGCAATATAAATCAACTTAATGCTGCAAATCTGCAAACAAAGGCCGGTTTTGCTGGTACTAGAGCTGGATTAGCTGGTAAGCGTGGAGAGATTAAACAGTCTAGATCTCGCAGCAACATTGAGCTTTTTGGCAGCATATTGGGGCAGGTTCCGTTCTCAGAGATGAGTGGCATCTTCTTGAATCAGACCAATGTCGGTAGCAGTCCTGGCTATAACGGTACAAGACTCACTGAGGCACAACGCAATCGCTTGATAGGGAGGCTATAAATGGCTAGAGGCGATATCCCAGAATACAAGCGTAAGCAGGGCATAGAGACGCCGGGTGGTGAAATAGGTGCAGTACAGGCCGCTGAGACCATTAACCAGGCGCGTAGCAATGCCCAAGCCTCTAAGCAGAATCTAGCCGAGAGCCAGGGAAATTTAACCAAGGCAGGTGCTCAAAAGCTAGGGGCAGAGCAAGAGCTAGAGCTTGCTAAGCATGGCGCTACGGCTCATAAATTGAATATCAGTTCATTGATAGGTAGCGTGGGTTTACAGTTAGCTAATAGTGCGTCATTAGAGCGTGCTAAGCTTGCGGGCATTGAGGCGGCTAAGACTCGTGGACAGACATTCTTGCCAGCCATTAACCAGACAGATGCAGAGTTTAGAAAGTCATATCAACAAGAAGAATTCAATAGCGCTAAATATGAAGCGTCTAGTTTTTTAACCAAGATTGCAAGCACAGCATTGAATGATCCTAATCCTAACGCTAAGACATTAGAAACATATCAAGTGGCAGCAGCGAAGCAATTAAAACTTTATGTTGACCAAATAAATCCGGCCAATAGAAAAGACTTTGAACGGGATATTATGTCCACGTATCAAAATAGTTATTATCAAATAGCTAAACGTGTTGAAGACAATAACAGACGTTATCTGCAAGGAGCGCACGCCGCACAAGATGCTCAGCTTGCACAAGAAGTTCAAGACAACAATCTTGATGATAGAACAGAATCAGCACAGCAAAAGTTTGAAGAACGTTTGAACCATATCGATAACGTTGCTAAAAGTGATGGTTGGTCTGAAGATATGATTCTTAAAAAGAAGAATGAAGCGATAGCAGAATTTCAAACATCAAAGTTCCAAGGTGAATATAAAAAAGTAGTGGAGTCTGAAGGTGAAGAAGCGGGCGCTAAATATGTCGCAGAGCTTCGTAAGAATAAGCCTGAAGGTGTAACGCCGTCTCAGCATGAAGCTGTTGTGGCGAGCGTTGGACAATACGCCAATCAATATCAAGCCGCCGTTCAAAACCAACAACAGTTTGCATATGCACAAGCTAAGGTTGAAGCAACACAAGGAACGCTAACACCACAAAAGCTCGAGCAATACAAAGCTGAAATGGGCGATACATTTGCCCTTAAGCTAGATTTGGATATTGCTAAGCTTAATCTTAAGAAAGAAAAGCTATTAACCGATACGACATTCATAAACTCTAACCTTGGTAGCCCAGCGATACTAGCAAACATTCCCGACAAAGGTATCAATGCATGGTATGGCGAGCAAGTTAAGAATGTAGAAGCGCAAACAGGGCAGCCCGCTACTATGCAACAAAGGGCCATGATTGCTGAAAATATACAAAGGGAAATACCTGACTTTAAAGAACAGATCACATCTTTAGCCAAGTCTGGCAATATCCAGAATATTGGTCAAGCGGCTAAGGCGTATGACTATTTAGCTCAGAATAATCCCTTGGCATTAAACGGTGTTGATGCCAAGGTCTCTAAAGCGCTTAAAGATTACTCTAGTGGCGCTAAGGGCGGCATGGCTGAAAAAGATTTGCTTCCTGTGATTCAAGAAGCTTTAAAGCCTGTTCCGGCGGCCGAGTATTCGCAGCGTGTAGAGAGCTATAAGGATATCCGTAAAGAACTCGGATGGAATAAGCCTGAAAAGCAATTGAGTGACATAGCAGACCTTACAGGCTTTGAGAAAGGGGCGGTCTCTGATGGGATGCTTTATGCCTATAACTCCGACTTTGAATCCTATTACTTACAAACAGGCGATGTCGATTTAGCCAAGCAACAAGCCGCCATGGCCATTCAATCTACCTATAGTGAAGAAGATATCAATGGCTTTAAGCAAGTCATGTTTGCGGGGCCTTCTAAGTTCTACAACATAGGTGGACAAGGAATAAGTTACCTTAAGCTTCAAATGTATTCCGATGCTAAAAGTCTTGCTGAAAAGAGCAAGGAAGCTTTTAAGGGCGGTCATACAAGTTGGTATTACGAAATAGAATCACGCCCTATAGAAGAGCACGTCATTAAATCAGCCAAAGAGCATGGCGGAGCTGTTGAGAAATTCGAGCCATCTAGAATAATTGCATCGGGTGAAAAGCGTATCGCCATCAAAAAAGTATTTGCAGATGGTAAAGTAAGCAATGGTTTCTTAGCTATCAATAGTGACAATGCAACTGGGATGCCCGCTGAAGGCAATATGCCTGATTATGGTTTCTACATGGTTAATTCAAACGGTAAGTATGAATCAATCAATATTCCTGGCAGTGTAGCTCAAGCAAGATTTAAGCCTGATACAAAGCCTTTAACAGAACATTATAAAAAGAAAAATGAAGACCACGTTCGTCGCATGCGTGAAGTTGATAAGTTCAGAGCTGATTTAGATTTACGCAGACTGACATCCACGCCGAGGGACTTCTAATGGCAGACGATAAAGAGCATGATGTCCTTCAAGAGTTTGAGAAACCTAAAGTAGGTTATAACAGAATTCAGTTCCCAGAACAGAATACAGAGAAACCAACCTTTACTGAAACCTTTGGTGCAGTGTGGAATAATAACGATATCGTTAATATTGTCGGTGCCGCTGGCAAAGCTTTTAAGAATAACTTTTTAGCACAAAGCCAAGATGACGATTTTGATTATTATGCTGAAGATCACTACGCCGGCATCCCAGTCCCTTACCAAGAAAAGATAGCCAATGCTGTAGCTACAGGGAACTCCAAAGAAGTCCAAAAGGCTAGACAAGGGGTGTTTGATGACTTGCGAGACCAAGACATCCTAGGCCGGTCTGGCTTCGTTGGTGGGGCATTGTCATTGGCTTCAGGGATAATATCACCTACGACATTAATACCCCTAGGGGCATCAATCAAATATGCCCAGGCTGGCAAAGGGTTCGTATCAGGCGTCAAGCAGATAGTACCCACAGCAGTTGTTTCTAGCATGGTATCTAGAACAGCTGAATCTATGAACCATGAGGCCTTTGGGGCCAAAGAATGGTTTGAAGGAGTCATGCTTGATTCTGTCCTAAATAGCGGAATTGCCGGCCTTGTAGGTCTTAAAGGAATGTGGACAGCCAAAGGTATCCAAAAGGTTCAAGGCTCGCTCACGGCTCATTTTGACGACGTAGACATCAAGATTAAGACCGGACCTAAAGGCGAGTTCGAAGGCTATCAGGCCATGTCGAACAATGGCTCAGCAAGTGCGGCCAGAACACAGACCGTTCAAACTCTTCTAGATAATGGCATAGCGGGCGTTGGTGAGAACTATTTCTTCAAGAAAGCTTTTAGTTTATCCCCAGTTGTTAAGGGGCTCACAAGCCAATTTAATACTATTCGTCAATTAACTAACCGCATGTATAGGCATAATCTAGTTACGGGTGCAATTGAAAAGGGTCATATTGAGAATGTTGCTACAGCACAAGATATCCATATGGATTACAAAGGATTGTCCGATGCAGTCCAGGTAGACATTAAGAATGCCTGGATTGGTTACGTAGGCATAGATAGTGGCATCGTTAAAGGGCCTAGAGCCTGGTCTGAGGCTAAGAAGAAAGGTCTATTATCTGAGCAGGACTTCAGGTCTGAAATTGCCGTAGCAATGAGAAATGGGGACAAACATGCCACCCCTGAAGTCGCAGCCCAGGCACAGAATATACGAAAACATGTCTATGAGCCAATGTTTAATAAGCTTGTGGAATTGGGCCGGCTCGATCCAAATATAGAAGTCGCAACAGCTATTAGTTATTTGAATCGTGTATATGATAAGAGTATTGTCACCGCGCATTATGATGATTTTATTGATGTCGGCGTAGAACATTTTATGGACTGCAATAGATTAATAGGTGCACATACTGCACCCATTACCATTGCAGATGGTCGTATTAAAGAGTTGCGCGCACAGCTAAAGCAAAAAGGATTAACTCCAGAGGTTAAGAATAAATCTAGAGCTGAGTTAGAATCAATTATAAAAGAACGGGATACCAAGAGAGAAGAGCTTCAAAAGCTAATTGATGAAGGTAAGATCCCCTTAAAGCTTTTAACGGGTCGCGATGAATTATCCCCAGCCCTTAGGGATGAGTTCGCAGCTATTACAGAGCCAGTAACAAAGGCATCTAAAGAGTTAAAAGAGGCGCAAGAGCAATTAATAAAATTAGGCACTGTTGGTAACTTTAAAAACTTTGCAGATATTGAACTACAAAATATATCCGAAAAAGTTATTGGGGAAGCATTAAAAGATATACATGTTTTAGGCAAGAAGGGAACACTTGCTAAGATGCAATCTGATTTTAATGAGTCGCTTAAATTATATAAAGAAAAGAAAGAGTCTCTTAAGACGTTGAAGGAAAAGCTAGATAAGGTTAGTTCCGAATCTGAACGAATGCATACATCTAGCACAAAGAAAGTTAAAGAAACTTTAGCTAAAGAATATGAGAAAGCAAAGACGACAGTCCTCACCTATGAAAGAGAGAAGATAGCTAGAAAGCAAGTTATCAATGAACTACGGGAAGTTCTAAAAGGGAAACTATTTTCACCTGAAGAAATTGAAGCTGTGGTCAAGGAAGGTCAAAAGGCATCCAAGGGTGTTACAAGAGAAAGTGTTAAGGCTCAGCAAGCCAGAACTTCACAAGCGCGAACCATTGTTAAAAACAAAAGGACACAAGTAAAGTTTGCCGAAGAGCAGTTACAAAGCAAATTAATTCAAGATGAAGTATCTGAAGAACTATTCTACATGACCAAAAAAGGAAAGTTAAAATTAATCAACCCAGAAAAGAAACCATGGTTCCGAAAACCAATTAAAGATACCGACATACGAACACTAGCTAAAGAAGTGGCTGACACTATCCTTGAGGAGAATGAAGAGCAGATGGCTGGCCGCATATTCGGGCAGGTTTCAAAAGGTGGGTCTGCTAATCCATTGAAGGAACGTTCTTATCTAATTGAAGATGAAAAGATTCAGAAGTTTTTAGTCAATGATGTTAATGTCCTAATGGATAACTATGCCAACGGATTGGGTAAGGTCATCGGTCTTGATGAGATGTATAAAAAGTATGCGCTCAATCCTAAGGATGGTAAGCAGTCATTAGTCAAATCATTGCGTGAAGAATATGACGGTATGCGTCAAAATGTTTTGAATACTCCAGACTCGCCCGAACGAACAAAAGAATTATTGGCATTAAAGAAAGAATTCGAATCTGCTGAAAACTTTATGGCAGATATGTACAAAGTCTTTATGGGTAATTATGTTGACTTGCGCTCACCTGAAAAGAGAACAACCACAGCACTTAGGAATTACTTTGTATCTACACAGCTTGGTGGATTATTAATAACATCACTGACTGATACTGTTCTACCTTTATTTAGATTTGGTTTTCTAGAGTATCTAGAGGAAGGTGTAGTTCCTGTCTTAAAGAACTTTAAAAAACTTATGATAGATGGCGGTGCACAGCGCGCCGACTTTGGTGATGCTCGTGTGGCACTTGAAACCGCCCTTGGTGGCATGATGGATGAGAAATGGGGTTCTGGCACTCAGTATCAACCAAAGACTGCCTGGGAACGTATACCTAAGAACCTGGCTCAGCTATCAGGCAACTTAAACTTTTCTAATCAGTTCTCAGATATCACTCAGACCATGGTAGCCATGGCGTCTCAGTCAAAGACCTTAAGAGAGCTAGAGCAGTTTGTTACAACCGGGAAACTAGACCAAAAGCAATTAGAACGATTTGGGAAGTTAGCCTTAGACCCAGGCGAGTGGGGCACAAGAATAATAAATCAGGTTAAAAAATATGGGGAAAATGTAGAAGGCTCTTGGATTGCTAATACACGTAATTGGAGTGATATAGATGCGGCACAAGCATTTCGGATCGCTTTAAACAGAGACGTTAAGGCATCCCTTAGCATCCAGAATTCATTCGATATGCCTATGTGGTTTAGAAAGCCTGTCATAGATTGCATTACCCAATATATGTCTTGGGGTTTTGGGGCAACCAACAATCTAGCTATTCCATTGCTACAAAGATTTGATGCCGAAAAGGCAGTAGGTCTATTTGCGGTTATGTCATTGGGTGCATTCATTGGGCCGTTAAGACAGCTGGCTTCAGGTCGAGAAGTAGATTTAAGTGCAGGCGCGCTTATGGGTGGAGCTCTATTTGATTCAGGCATCCTGGGGCACAACGGCGATATTATGTCTAAACTTAATTCAATGCTACGTATTCCTTATTTGGAACATCTAAAGCAAGACAAGTATCGAATGAAGACGCCTTGGCAAATATTGGGCGGACCATTAGGGGGAACATTAGAATCAGCTCAGCGCATGGTTAACATGTTTTTGAGTGGTGAGATAAATCAAAATGATATGGCTCGAGGGATAAAGTTATTGCCGTACGCAGACAATGTGTTGTTACGACGACCAATGTCTACGTTACTTAAGAATTCTGGATTACCAGAAACCGCGGGAGAAGCTCGCGCCCTTAAAGGAGAATAGAGATGCCATCACTACCGATTACTAATGTGACACCACGAATACAATACATTGCCGTCGGCGGTCAAACCGTATTCAATGTACCATTCATATTCTTTGCGAATACAGACTTGGTTGTATTCGATACTCCTAATGGAACAGTTGCAAATGATATTGCAAACCTACTTATACTTACAACAAATTATACAGTTACTCAAAATCCCGTAACGCTTGTAGGAACTATAACCTTAAACGTTCCAGCCAACGCAGGTGATATCATAACCATTGTTCGTAACACTCCTTATCAAAGATTAGGTTTCTACATTCCAGGCTTCGGCAACTTTACACCTGATGCTGTCAACACTGACTTTGAAACTGAAGTGTTAATGATTCAACAAAATTATATGTACGATACAACTGTGATGCCAAGATACAATCTATCAGCGTCACCCATTGTACCGAATGATACCGTGTTGCCTGTCCTTGGCGCTAACCAAATGTGGGCAAAGAATTCAACCAACACAGGTTTTGTTGCTACAAATATTCCAGGTGGCACCGCAGTCCTTCCAACGATTGCTAATACCTTAGCAATATTTGTAGATACGATTGGAACGATAGCAAGCCTAGCAACCTTGGCAAGCTCTGCATTATTAACTAACGGCGCCGGAGTTCCAGCGTGGGTTGCATATACTGGAACTGGCTCACCCGTATTAAATACATCTCCAACATTAGTAACGCCGATATTAGGAACCCCTACTAGTGGAACCTTGACTAATTGCACAGGACTACCTTTAACAACAGGCGTCACAGGGATACTCCCGTCGGCTAACGGTGGTACTGGCATTAATAACGGAGCAAACACTTTAACGCTTGCTGGCTCTTTAGCAACTGTTGGTGCCTTCGGTGTTACATTTAACTTTACAGCTGGAACCAATGTAACATTCCCAACAAGCGGAACATTAAGCACAACCGTTGGAACCGTAACAAACGTTACTGCATCGGCACCACTTGCTTCAAGTGGCGGCGCAACTCCTAATATAACTTTAAACAGTGTTGTACCTTTGAACCTAGGCGGAACTAATGCAGCATTGGTGGCCAGCATTGGTGGAATAGTTTATTCAACAGCGAGCGCATTTGCTGTTCTTGGTGGAACGGCAACAGCAGGACAAATGCTTCAGTCCGGAGCAAGTGCGGCACCTACTTGGTCAATATCAACTTATCCATCTACTAACGCAATCAATACTTTACTATATGCATCATCCGCAAATGTTATGTCAGCGCTCGCCACTGTTAACAGCGCCGGGTTATTGACTTCTGCTGGCGGTGTACCAGGATGGGTTGCATACACAGGAACTGGAGCGCCCGTGCTTGGAACATCACCAACAATCACAACACCAAATATTGTTGGTGTGAGCAATTCTTCGAATGCTGCGGCTGGTTCGGTAGGAGAATATGTTACAAGCAATATTCCAGTTGGTAGCGCTACAAGCTTATCAAGTGGAGCTGCTAAAAATATAACTTCAATAAGTTTAACAGCAGGTGATTGGGATGTTTTTGGTAATGTAGCAATAAATCCTAGTGCTGCGGTATTAACAGCCGTTTATGCTTGGACTAGCACATCATCGGCAACATTGCCCGATGTTTCTAACTTCAATTATGAATCAGGACCTACCGCCACTAATGGAGGTTGCGGTATTCAAGCGCCTTATTTACGAGTTAGCGTTAACGCGCCAACAACGGTTTACTTATCGGCACAGGCAGCATTTGCTACAGGCACTTGTACTGGATGTGGAACAATATCAGCTAGACGAGTTCGATAATAATCCCAGTAATTATCAGTGGTATTTGTTACGGAACGATACTATACTGATAATTTCAAGGAAATTATTTATGTCATTAGTAAGCACAATAACCGTTGATTTGTCAGCCAACACCGTAACACTAAATTGTACAGATAGCAGCACATTGGTTGAAAACATAGTATTTAATTTATCCGCAAATACCGTTACATTTTCAATAACCCCAGGGGTTACAATATCTGATATTGATTTTGATGTCTTTACAGCTCAGATAAAAGTATTTCAAACGGCAATATTATCTAACTTTAATGTTAATCAATTTCAGACTTCACCATTCACTAAAACACAGGTAATAGAGGCTTTTGTTTCATTTGTAGCTGAATGGATATTACAGATCGGTATTAATAGTGCAGCTAATTTCATAAGCTACACAGCCGCACAAGGGACAAGCCAGGTTACATTTAATGCTAGAGGAACGGCACAAACTCTAAACTTCAGCGAATGGATGATGGTTTATCCTGCTTTGAACCATTACCAGGTATCAGTTGGTAACTATCTTGGTTGATGACTTAAGTTGACCAATTATACTGTATAAGAAGTACTGTATGTGCCAAAGACTGTGTGAGAATTATATCTGACATTAGCCAGTATAATAATTATATTGGCCTACAACACTAGTGATTGGTGTGCAAATTTAACATAATGGACGTTATAAGAAGTTAGTCGGAACTTAGTATAATTTTAAGTCTTTTGGGATATCGGCTAGCTCTAATTTTTCTTTTAGTTCTTTGTTTTCTGCTTCCAGCTTATCACAATATTCCAAGATTTGGTATTTCTGTCTGAGCAGGGTGGTTACCTTGCCTTCCAAATCTTTCATGGTGATTTCTACTTCGTCCGCTTCTTCATCGTGCGTTGGTTCTCTCACGCTTTATAACTCCATAACTAAAGGATATATTAATCCATCTTCCATCTTAAGCGCAAATCGTTCAGGGCATCTATTGCACTTTACCTGGACTGTATCACCATTCCTTAACTGCCTTTCAACTCTAGCAGTTAATCTGCAATGAGGACAGGTGGCCATTATTACGAATTCGATATGTTCGTCTTTCATAACTACCCAGGGTAAATATTAACAATTTTTCGCGCATCAACATTTGCCTTTATGTTTTCAATGTCTCTTTTATCGCCAACCTTACAAGACTCCAAACAAGCTCTTGCCGTTTCTAAGTTACCACTATAATTAATTGGTCTCCATGAATCAAAGAAATGTGATTTTGATTGAATACAAAAAACACCATTTTTATACTCTATAATCCTATATTTCATTTGAACCACGATGATAAAAAAGCTAAAGTCATAGCGCCTCCTATAACTCTCATCCAAATTAAATCTCTATCTATTTTATCTAACTTGTTATTGACTTCATTTTTCATAGTAACAAGAAAATCAGTAACTGCACCCAATTGTTTTGCTTGAGCTCGCGCTTGGTGTTCAGGTGTGCCCATAGCAACTAATTCATCAAATAGCTCTAATGTATCTTTGTAACTCATGTAAATATCCTTTTTGCCTATACTGAACATATTCTACCATAGGAGAATCGCTATGCCATTACTACCAGGCAAAAAGAACATAGGTCACAATATTGAAGAAATGCAAAACGCTGGCCATCCGCACGATGTTGCGGTTGCTGCGGCTATGCGAAAGGCCGGTGTGCCCAAGAAGCCTAAACCAAAGGAAAGAACGAGATAATGTTCTACACTTAAAGTAACCTTGCAAGGAGAAATTGTTATGAAAAACACCGTAGGCGAATATCCAATGGGTCACCATGCCGGTGGCCTAGGTATGTCACATGCCCAAAAAGCCCCAGATGGCCACAATGCTCATATGATGACCGGCGACCACATGAAAGGTTCACACCTAGCTAGAGCCGCAGCTATCCACGCTACCCACAGAGGCAAAATGGGGGAGCATGGCGTGCTAGTTGAAGCTACCCCAGGCCAAATCCACATGAACATCGAAGCGGCCTATAAAGCCCATCACGAAGGTGCTGAATTTGGCTCTGTGTTGCGCGCCATGAGCACGCCGCATGAGATACAAACGCTACATGAAGCACGCCGTCATAATGCTACAAACCAAGACATAGCTATGCCAAGAGAGGTATATAATGAGATTATCTGACGCGAAAGCTAAAGGTGAAATCTATGTAAATGACAATCCCGCCATGGTGCATGAAGGCCGTGGCGCGTATATGATTGGTAGTTTCCATGACGTATACCCAGCTATCGACCAACGGTTAACCGTTGGTAGTGAAAAGCAAACCCAACCCTGGCATGCTGATATGGTCAGGATATTCCCCAACTACGTACATACACAGGAATACTAACATGACTGCAACCGCTGGAAACATTCAAGGCTGGAAGATGTATGCTCATAATGCTATGGGTGACTCTGAAGTAGCCGCATTTGTAGGTAGTGACATTATGCACAGAGCTCATGCTCATTGTATCTCTGTCTACGGACCGTTACACTCTAAGAACGAACGTGCTATGGGCCGAATGGAGCCATTAGGCATGCCAGGTTCTAACAGAGGTAAAGGTTCTTATTAATGCCAACTGAACATCCTGTTAAGCCTTTAACGGCTCAGTATGACGACCGTATTAGTGGACAACGGAAAAACCCGTTTGTCTATGTCGGTCGTCCAGAGCTGCTCACCGGCGCAAAACGTAAAAGCTCGATATCCCCAAATGGCGTAAGTGGTACCGGCATTGGACAAGGCAGCGGTGGAGCAGCAGTGGAGCATTATGGCTGATGAAATATGGGTTGTCATTAGTTTAATTATTGGCATTATAACCACTAGTTTTTTAATGATTATGGTCAGCGCATATGCCAGTTAAAGGGCCTAAAGAATCTGAAATTCAGAAAGCATTCTTTCAGTGGTTATCATACTATCCTTACATTCGCGCGCTTACAACCCATATTCCAAACGGTGGATCGCGTCATAAATTAGAGGCAGTAAATTTAAAGAAACAAGGCGTTACTGCTGGATGGCCAGATATTTTTATCGCCATTGCATCCAATGATTATCATGGACTTTGGATTGAACTTAAATCAAAAGGTAGTGGTTTGTCCCCAGCTCAAAAATATATTAAGACATTATTATCACAAGAGAATTATGATTATTATGTATGCGATACATTACAGGCAGCAATGGAAGCGGTTAAAACTTATCTAGGAGATAAATTTCATGTTAAACAACGAACAGTTTCGGGAAAAGATTCTTCAGCCGGCTCTCAAGGAAGTTGGACTTTATAGTCTTTCTGCTGAAGAGCTTTTGGTGGCTACCATGGCACATGAAAGCAAAGGTGGTACTTACGTTGCTCAGTTACATGGTGATGCAAAGTCCGCGGTTGGTATTTTCCAAATGGAACCTTTTACCTACGATAGTCTGTGGAATCATTATCTCAGTAACCATGCTGATTTGGCCGCAAAAATACTTAACAGCTTGCGATATGTTCAGAAACCTCCAAGCGAGCATTGTATTTTTAATATTAAGCTCGCTACGATAATGGCGAGGGTATTCTATCTACAGCTAAGAGATGAGTTACCTATGCCAGGTGACCTTGACGGAATATGGAACCTGTACAAGACTTACTATAACAGCAGCAAGGGAGCCGCCACTAAGGATGAATTCATTGCTGATTACTTTCACTTTATAGGTAAGGAACAAGACAATGGAAAAGCACAAGGAAAAAGCCAAGGAAAAGGAAAGCCGCAAAGCTGAGAAAATGGAAAAAAAGATGGCTGAGCACAAAGGTAAAAAGAAATGAAATTACAACTCCCTGGACTCACTAAAGGAAAACTTATGATATATGCACTATTAGTCGCGTGTGCCATAGTCCTTGGTCTAGGCTATGCCGGTGTTATCCCTATGGATAGCCCGGTAGAGAAAGCCGCTGAGGAGGTTCTTGAGACCGAGACAGGGATTGATGTCAAAATCCCGCCCAAGCAAGCGGCGCCAGCGGTACAAAAGCCCTGAGCAATGTCGTCCAGCTTCCGCACTGCTTTACCCCTCGGGAATACCAAAAAGAGCTCATGCGAGCCTTCTTCATCGAGGGGTACAAGCGATTTTTCTATCTATGTCACCGCCGAGCCGGAAAAGACCTTCTCTGCATTAACGCTATCACAATGGCAGCATGCCAGCGAGTGGGTGTGTACCTATATCTCTTCCCACAACATAACCAGGCTAGAAAGGTTATCTGGAAGGGGATTGATGGTGGAGGTCGTAGGTTTTTAGACTATGTACCCAAGGCAATAATTAAGAGCACGAATTCGACTGAGATGAACATTGAGCTGATAAACGGTTCAATAATTCAGCTAGGCGGAAGCAACAATTACAATGCACTGATGGGTTCAAACCCAGTCGGAATAGTGTATTCAGAGCACTCGTTGCATAACCCATTGTCGCGCCAGTATCTGAATCCAATATTAGTCGAGAACGGTGGATGGGAAATCGTTCAAGGAACTCCCCGAGGCAAGAACCACTCTTATCATCTATACCAACACGCATTGAATGAACCCTCCTGGTTTGTTCGCAAATGGACTGTAGATGATACCAAGCGTCACGATGGAACGCCAGTGGTCACCAAGGATATGATTGACGGCGAACGACGTATGGGCGTTGCTGAAGAGCTTATTCGCCAGGAATATTATTGTGACTTTAATGTAGGTGTTCAGGGAGCTTACTACACGGCTGAGCTTGACCTAATGTATTACCAGAAACGGTTTTGTGACTTTGAGGTGCGTCCTGGTCTGCCAACCTTTACATTCTGGGATATCGGTGTCAGGGACTCCACAGCTATCATTTGGATGCAGATGTCGGATGGGTTTGTATCTGTGGTTGATTATCATGAAGAGACCGACAAGGGTGTAGATCACTTTGCCAGAGTCCTAGAAGAGAAGCGCCAAAAGTATGGGTTCAAATATACTAACCACTTTGGACCACATGACTTGCGACAACGAGACTGGGGCGCTAGTGCCAGGTCTACGCTAGCTCAGGCTAGAGACTGGAATATTCACTTCTTGATAACTCCACAACTAAGTGTTGTGGATGGCATACAGGCGGTACGCTCACTCTTCAAGGATGTCCGTATTCACACTCGATGCAAACGTTTGATAGATTCTCTGACCGAATATCGAAGAGAATACGACGAAGAACATAGAGTCTTCAAGGACAACCCCCTCCACACGTGGGCCAGCAACGGGGCTGACTCCTTCCGATATATGGCTATAGTCTGGCATAATCAGTTCAGTCGGCCTGATCAGAGTGCACCGCGGAAATATCAGACATCATTTGATGGTATTGGTCATCAAATCCCACAAGGAGCAAACACGTCGAGCATATCAATGCTGTGACTGTTTCTATCTCTTTTAAAGACTGTGTTGTCCTTGTTTCGGTAGAATAGGGGATAAATGAGTGATAAACGTTGGGTCTGCACACAGTCCCATAATCATAATCTCTACGAACAATTGATGCTTTAATCATCTTTTAACTCCTTAATCTTCGCAATAAGATAAACCAATGTACATAAATTCATCAAAATTAAACCTACAATAGATGTTTCCACCTGGAATCTTAATAAATGCCTTACACCCAAAACTTTTAACTTCTTCCACTATCCAAACACAACCATACCACTCTGAAGATTTGTTTATACATTGAATAATGTCACCTTTTTCCAATTCTGGAAAATCATTCATATCAAATATTTTCATATTTTCCCTTAAAATGGTATCTCTTCATCTTCATCGTCTTGCGTCCAACCTGGACCCGCATGGGCCTGTTCAGGCGCCACACCGCCTGGATGAGGAACATACTGCTTAATGACCGTCTTAGCCTCATATTTGCCTTCAGCCGGCTTTGTTTGCAATACGCACTTACCTTCAAGCCCTACTAGCTTAGCAGTATCCAGGGTTCCAGATCGATGGTAAAGAGCTGGCAATCCTACCGCGTCGCACAATGTCTTAATAGCCCAAGGCATATTGGCACTGATATCATGAAAAATTGCCCCGCTATCGCCTTTCTTATCTTTACAACTAAGAAGGACTCTAATTTTAGAGATACCGGCCATGGTTGTTAGTTGATTACCATCTTTGTCCTTTTCAAACACGGCCTTAACTTTAAAGTCTGCATCACCTTCGGCCAAGATTTTAATCTCTAGCCGGGTTTGATCTTCGAGCTTATCTACTGGAACATAATCATATTTAAATGCCATCGATTTTCCCCTTACCTTTTTGAAAACAATAATTAATAAAAAACCACACAACTGATACTAGAAACAAAAACACTATGAATAATATTGGCAATCCTATGTGAACAAACATCCATGCACCAACTAAATCCCAAAACATATTTACCTCTTAATTATTCCGCCAATTAATCCAACCAATATAAATCCAATCATTGTTATAATTGGTATACCAATACTTATAAACATTAACGCGCCTACGATATCCCAGAACATAAATTACCCCTCTTTTTTGCTTAAAATCTTTTCTATTTGATCATTAGTTAAATCAGATAAAGCTATATCTAGCTTCTTTGTGTAATCCAACACACGAGCCTTAAATGCTGCATCCGCTCTCATTGCATCGGACAATCGCTCAAGCGGTAGTCTTTGCGCTGGAACAGAAACCTGTTTAACAATATTGCCATCATCATCAACCTGAGCAATCCCTACACAAGCTGCATATGAATACCTTCTTAGATAAGTAACAATCGAGCCCAATGTCTGAGCGATTGACTTTCCTTTCTCTGATTCAATGGGTATGATTACTTCTTCATACATCCATTGACCCGATTCGTGCATAAGCATTGTTTTCACGCCGACTTGTCCTTCCAAATGACATGGGAACTGAACGACTGACAGACCATGTTTTGAAAGAATGGGTCGGCACATATCTAATATAGACCCTAAGTCTGCATAAGAACTTTTGAAGAATGGGTTCTTTTTATCCTTAACCACGTTCTCTATCTCTGCTTGAACCTTACACATCCCTACTGCGAGTAGAGTTATATCCATCGACATTTGCATACTGAGCCCCTTATTTGTTTCTTGACACTAGACATACTTTAGTGTATAAGTGACATCAAGTCAACACTTATTTTCGTTAAATCAACATATTTTTACGCGAGGTTACACATGAAAAAAACCCCATTGCCAAAGACTCGTATTTCTCTCACTATAGACGACCGCCAGTGGAAGGAAATTATTGGCTATGCAGATTACGAAGGTGAGAGCGCTAACGCTGTAGTAAGAAGATTTATCAGGGAAGGTCTGGAGAGATTAAAGAAAAGTAGATGACTTAAGGAGATAAAATGGAGATCGCAGAAATCTTGTGTATATTTATAGAAGACAATGCAGGAATGTTTTCAGATGAGATTAGGGTCAAGGTAATTGAGCTAAAGAATTTATTGGGAAAGGAGTATATCAATGGACCAGAAAATGTTTGCGGCTTTAGAAGCCAGCATGAAAGATACAATTATACCAGCTGTTAAGAAATTCATACGAATAACTATAAGAGAAAACTCGGCTAAGGAAAAAGATTACCAAGTTAATCTTGTTTCTTTGCTAGATGAACTTAATAGTCAGTATTGTAGTCAAGTTAAAGCTATATTCGCTCAAATGGAAGATGAGATGATGGTTAAAGGTATTGTGGGATATTCAGAATATACGGCACCTAAAGAGGAAGATTGATGACTGAAGAAGAGCTAAGAGAAAGGGCCGCTGACTATCTATATTTAAGAATAACTGGGATGGAAAAAAGCATCGAGCTCATGGATGATAGAATGAGCAGTATTGAAGGCTTCTTTGATTCGCTGCAAAGGAAGATAGCTGTGGTTATGGAAGATAAGCCGCAATCAGATGCGCAGTGGATAGAACAAAGGCTAAGAGCGCTAGAGGATAGAGTTAAGTTTCTACCGAGCGGTCTAGACTTTAAGCGCGCTGAAGACATGATTCAAACTCAATATCAGCAGCTAGAAAACAAGCACAAAGAACTTTCAACTATTGTAAACACAGATTATCAAGCGATGCTAGAGAAATATATTTTGTTGTTTAATAGGATTAAAGAACTGGAAGACATGAAACAAAAACATTGTAATATGCTAGGAGAGATTATGGGGATGCTTTATGTCAAATGATTTATTGCCTACATCTTTAACTTTAGAAGAAGTGTCTACCAATAAACAATACGGTACATTTATTAAACTTAAAACAGATCATGAATATATTGCTGAAATATTGGAAGAATTTAGAAACAGATTTATAAACCTTCAACAGCAAATAGATCAACTAAAGAAATTACGTAACCAGCATGAAGACTTTGTGTTGAAGCTCACCGAAGCTAATGATGCCGGCATTCAAGAGGTTTTAAACAGATTAGCAGTCCTAGAGGAGAGAGCGCGTGGAAAACGATAAGAAACTTATTTATCAAGCGTTTCTCAAGACTACTTTTACCCCAATCATTCAAAAGATTATTGCATTCAATGTTATTGTTTTGCTAGGCAAGATGAAAGCTCACACAAACATAAAATCTAAGAGAGCATTTACATCCGAACAACGAGAGGCAATCTTTCACGAGTACATGCAAGGGGATGCCGCTAAGGGTCACATCCTAGGAAACCTTAAAGGTCTAGAGATGCAAAAGGTAGATGTGTTAGCTCACATGCTTAAAGAATATTCTATGGATAAGGGGGAGCTGGCAACCTATGACCATGACTTCCTAACCAAGATATTCGATGCAGAGATGGTACCTATACGAAAAGCTGTTTCTGAAGGCCGGTATCAAATGATTTACTACATAGCCAGCCGTAAAGACCATGCAGAGTAAAGAGAGGCGTGAGAGGCCTGTAGCTTTGCCTAAGCTCACAAAGAAAGAGAAGTGGAACAAGGCCATGACGTCTACCGAGGCACATATAGAACATCTGTGTAATTTGGTTTTTCGTGGAAGCGGAACCGTAATAACCACTATCAGTGTAAATGATGATGGTGACATAAACGTTGAGTCAAAAGATCTGTATGATGAGGGAAAGGATGCTGAACACTATTGAGTTTGTTTCTTTAACGGTAGTCGTATGTGTGTTATTAATTTGTTTAACGATTACTGAGATAAATAAGTGAGCGCTGGGATAGTAATAGTGGTTTGTGTTGCGATAATCTGTGCGACGATTGTAAGATTGATGGGATGAGGGTTAAGGTTTATCACCTCTGTGTGTAAGAGCCCATATCAATTTTTTATTTGTGCTCTGTAAAGATTTTATTTCTTCTCCCAGCGTGCTTTCTAGTGACTTAAAATCATCCATTAGAGAATCTATCATACTGCACACACTGCGCATTGTTTGATCTTGTTCTTTTGACCACTCCCAAAACCAATCAAACATATCGCTTATTGCTTTAAATTTTTCTTCATTATTGACTTTATTACAGATAAGAAACCTTTCTTTATCTGGATGACTCATTGATCTATCCCTTCTATTCAGCTATTGTGTAACAACATGTCTCTAGAAGGACACATAAAAAAGCCCCGACACATTGGATGTAACGAGGCTTTTCGTTCCCTAGACAACATTAGGTTTAACGCTTCCGAAGGCAGTTTCACCATGAGAACCACAATAACTCATGGTGTAACCCAAGTCAAGCGTTAAGTAGTTAATTACTTACTTGAGGACATATACATGAGCATTTCAGAATTAGAACCAGTATTTCACTTAGATAACACAGAAGTCCCATACGCACAAATACCAAATGAATTTATAAGAAACGAAAATCTCTCAGCAGAAGCAAGAGCGCTGGGGATGTATCTTAGAAGTCATGTGTCAACCTGGAAACCTCGACCCACGCAACTAAAAAAACACTTTAAGTGGGGAGATTACAAGTGGCGAAAAGTTACTGGGGAGTTAAGAACCCACGGATATCTTTACCTTCTACAAGGCTCTACCGGAAGAGATTATTACTTTTCAATATTCAAAAACCCTCCTACTGTAACTAGCAATGTTCACGTTATACACAAGCCATGCGTTGAAAATCAACGCATGGGTTATCCACAAGCCATGCGTGGAAAACCCACGCGTGGGAAATCAACGCATATAAGAACACCAAGTTGTAAGAAGACTATATCTATTAAACAACAACAACATATACCCATACCTAGTGAAGGACCTGTTGCTGTTGATTTAGAAATTATTGAAGAGATGGAAAAGATTGGAATCGATAGGACAGTAGCAACCAATATAAGCAAGCTACATAAGAAAGAGTACCTTCAAAGAAAGATAGCTTTAGCCAAGTCTAAACCTAGAAGCAATCTAGCAGGGTTTACGATAAAGGCAATTGAACAAAACTATCCAGAACCCACAAAGACTGTGCAAACAGAGATACCAAGCACTCACGCCTCTCATGTCCTAGCAGATACGTCCAAAGCTGACGAAAGGAAAAGAAATAAATCCCCATCTATGCCAAAAGAGGCCAAGGATGTATTTTCATCGCTCATAAGCGCCCATTTAAAACCAGCAAGGACCATGTCATGACCGAACCCAAGAAAAAGCGATTACCTTCACTAGAAGACAAACTCACATTACTCAATGTGAAGCCCAGTACTTACCACGCATGGTTCATCAAGTACGGGCGCAAGTACGTCCAACAAAAGATATCCCTGATGAACATGCTCGCTAACGAGCCTAGGAGCCGCGCAGCGTGGATATCTGATGCAGTCTTTAAAAACTACCAACTGAGCACAAAAGATGGCGTCACGAGCGTACACGGCGCCCTGGTAGCAACGCATGCCGTTATCAAAGCCCGTGAGGCAAAATCAAAGAGGGTACGGATACCCAAGATACGAAGGCAAGGAAAAGCCGCTATTGCTAAGTTGAGAAAAGAACTTAAAACGGACAAGCTACTATCAACTGGATAAAAAACCAGTTCTTACATGCTTGTCTCGTTTTTAGTTACCTGATATGATTTAGCCATGATAGTAAAAACACACCCAGTACCCAGTGTTATGGCGACCAGAGCTTCGATGGTGAAGTTCGATACGTCATTATCACGAGCTAGAGATGCAAGGCTGGCCGAAAAGCATTTAGACGATGTCAGAGCCATCCTAAGAAATTCGATGGCGTCACGGGCAAATTTGGAGGCAAATACAACGGAGGTAGAAAATGCACACAGTAGGCTCAAGGAAGGAGCTAAGGCTACAGGTACCAGTTGAGATAGAAGTTGACTCACTAATTGAGGGGTGTAGAAGAAAGATTGCAGCGTTATCAGATGCGGCCGAGCTCAAGGCTCTAGAAGAGAAAATGTTATTTCTGTTACAGGGCGCACAAGCTGCCTACAAACGTATTCAGAACTGTAGCTATCAGATTAAGCTTGTGCAGTCTCAGATTGACGTATTAGAATCGACGACAGGTTTATGTAATCTTTTGTGATAGATAATGATTGATAAAAATGACATATTTGTTACTGAGGTGGAAAGGATATTGACCGTAACCGAACATCACGGGCGTCAATATTATTTTCATATGAAAACCGATAATAATAGGTTTCTTTTTGAGATAAAAGATATGTCAGGTTCCAATGTGTTTGAAACTTGGATGTCGTTAAAAGAAGGTAGAGCCTTATCAGATTTATTGCATCAAACAGCAGATCAATCCATTCGTCCGGGTTACATAGATGGCGTACAGCATGAAACATGCAACCCTTTTGTTGGATATAGCCATCCTACTGCTGGTGAGTTTGTTGTTGGTAAGTATGTTAAGAGCGATAAGTAATGGCGATAATTAGACGATATCAAATCGGATGTTTTACATTTGATATCCAGCTAGACCCTTTTCAGAAACCCAATCAACAATCGGCTTTTCATGTAACCATGAATGTTAGAGATGATAATCAATCAATTAACTTTACTCGAAAGAGTGCAATTACACTATCTGATTTGCAAAGGATAGGAACCATTATTCATCAATCAATAAATGACATAGGATTGCTTGATGAAACAGAAAGCTGAAGCCTACCGAACTGTAACTATAGTTCCATCAACCCTAAAGCTTAATGCTCTCAAAGAACCAACTGTTGAGCCTTATGTGCCGCTGTATAATCGCGGTCGTGTTCCTAATAGACCTGAACCAAAACCTGTAAAGAAGTGGTGTGAGTGTGTAATATTATGACCATAGTAAGTGAAGAGAAGTTAAAAGAAATATATGAAGAAAGCAAATTATTGAATAAGCAGTTAAGAAGAGTTTTGGAAGGAAAGCCGTTTAATGTCGGCATATCAGCCACTTTATTGGTGTTAGTAGAGATGTTAGATAGTCTACCAAAGCATGATAAAATAGAGGGGATAAATAGGGCGATTAAATCGATTGTAAACTTTGAATATGATTAAATGACAAAAATAGTAACCAAGTTTTGCCAAGCATGTAAGAAAGAGTTTGATTCAATAACAACTGAAGAGGCTAAGATATCTGAAATGCAAGCTCTCTTTGGTGATTTACCGCCTGAAGAAAGAGCAACAGTTTGTGAGCCGTGTTTTATTAAGATAATGGACTTTAATGAGCCGGGAGTTTATAGATATGCGAAATTTATTGAGAAGCATTAAATGAAAGAAGCAGATGAAGACTTAAAGAGAAACACAAGGGGCTTAAGTATGACTAATGAAAAAAGAATAAAAGAATTATACAAAAAGATTGATGAATTGTTAGAGGGTGAAAACATGTATGTTGTTTTAACCACTTTAACTAATGCTTTAATGTTTGCAATCGATGAACCTGTGGCGCGTGATTATAGAAGAACTAATCTAGCTACGGCATATATGTTTTTTAAGGAAGAGCTTGATAAAGATGCGGGGCATTAAATGAAAGAAGTATTTGGTGTAGATAACATTTGTGAAGTTGACAAAGTAAGAGATGCAATTAGTGATATTCTTATTGGAAAAACAGCTAATGTTGGAATAAATGCATTAGGTAATTCATTAATTGACTTATATAAATATGTTGAGAATAAAAATAAGCAACATGCAAGACTGTGTGTAGAAGAGTTTATTAAGGCATTACAGCGTGAATTCTTAAATGTCCCCCAGGCTAGCGGCGACCAAGGAAATAAGAAAAACCCATAACCGCTAGCCCAGAGTCCGCAACTAGAATACCATCTTCAAGCCCGCACCGAAAGCATAAACATTGTTAAAGCTTTGGTCGTTCTTTTTCTTCATACTCTTAGCGCTCTCCCATACAAATGATGCACGTACACCAATGGCATCGGTAAACGCATATTCAACGCCGCCAATCAATCGTGGTACGCAGCGTGATAAATCTAGCCGATAAGCGGGGTGACGAGCATGGTGCCTTAATTGAGCCAACCCAGCCCCGCCAAGCGCTTTAAACTTGCCATCCGCGGTTAGAGGATAGTAAGCCACTAAAGCCCCGTGTATGCCTTTCATCTTAAGGCTAGCGCCGCTCATTCCTGGGAACTTCTTTGTCTGTTTAGCTGAGTGGAAGCCTACTTCAAACGCAAGGTCATCATTCAGCATGATACCGCCGTATAGGTTCATGGCTGGCGCGCGCTTAGCGAAAACATGGGCATTGAGTCCACGTAGGTTCACTGAGCGGTATTGGAAGTCTGCCCCTAGATATGGGGTGGCATAAGAAGGCATGGCACAAGATAGTGTGGCAAGAGCTAGTAATCGTTTCATTTCGGTGACTCCATTGGTTGATGTTAGTTTCAACATAGGATGGAATCATCTGATTGGCAATTATGTGTTAAGAGACTTTCTTATTATAATTTATTAATTCATAATTTATTTCTGCAAGAAGTGAGTGAAGCTCAGAATTCTTTTGGTCAATAAATTCTTGAGTATAAGGTTCGCTGTTCCACGATCTTCTATAATCCATTAAACTATCAAATAATAATTGAGCTTGAGTTAAGCTTAATTTAATGTTTAACATGTTCACGCTCCTATTCGAATTAATATATCTTTTTTAACCTTACGAATAGCTTCATAAGCAATGCCATGCTTTCTAATCATCCTTAAAGCATAAAGACGATATATCTTTAAGCATTCAGTTTCTAAATCTAGCATGTCTCTATAATTCTTTAACTCTAAGCTTGTCATACTATTCCCCCTTAAGTGTTAATAAATGCCTCTCTCAGGCCGAGGCGCGCCGATAGCTGTATGGAGGCTTGTACTTAAGACCGCTATCCGTCAGTACATAGTTGGCAATACCTTGCTTGTCTTCTTGCCTGTATCAATATCCTTATGTGTGTCACTATAACACATATTTATGCCATGTCAACACTTATTTGTAATTATTTTAAATTAATTCTACAGTTAATATACACACTTAAATGGACACCCAAAAAATATATGGCCAGGATAATGAAGGATAAGCCTAAAGTCAGTGAGAAGACTTTAGAGATTGTCAGACGTATCAAGATGGGCGCGCCATTGAAATATGATTGCGATGTCCATCCCGCTTTACTGATTGAGGTCTTTGACCGCGGCGATGACATTGCTATGTTTTGTTCTACGCTCGGTATTTGCCGCTCTACATTCTACAACTGGATAGATGAGTTCCCAGAATTTAAATCTGCATACAATGTTGCGCGTGAGATGTCGCGCACAAAGTGGGAAGCTATTGGCGGACTTAACGGTGTCGTAATGCCAATCGATGTTTCATTCAACACAACACTTTGGTCAATCAATATGCGTAATCGTTTTGGTTACACTGAACAACGTAAGGTTAAAGTGAAAGGATTAAGTGCTGCTGAAACACCTGAAGAAATGAGTAAAACTATCATGAAAGGTGTTGAGGAAGGTAAGTACACATCAAGTGAAGCAACCGCATTGATGAGTATACCATTATCAACTGTTAAGATTCAGGAACACACAGAAATTAAGAAAGATATGAAGGACATTAAGAAACATTTAGGAATGCCAGAATGAGTTTGCGCACAGATTTAAAAAAGATAAAGGCGATGATTAAGCCTAAACAGACATTGAGGGTTATATTTAATGAAACTGATATCACGGACGAACAAGGAGTCGTATGGGTGTTGTTTACAGTTTAATGGCTTTAGGCGGTGTTACTTTGTGTTTGACCATGATGATAGTTGGTATTGTGATCTATTATCAGGCTATACCCATGTAAGCTATGCCCAGCCTATAGACCACTTTGGTAAGCCATGCGTCATCATGACCGAGCCATATAACTTTGCCGCTGAGACCCAGATAGTCGCGGAAAGTGACTTCCTACACCAACTTGCCGGCGCCGGCAAGATGATAGTAGAGGTCAAATACCTAGTGACACGCAAGAATCGGCTCATAAGGCCAGTGTTACAAACGTGTTCTACACTTACACAATACCTAGCGGGAATTACGCTAGGAGCAATAACAGCACAGGGATTGTATAACAAGCTAACTAAGTCAAAGGATAGCTGGCTTAGAGACAGAGGAATCAGGGAGGTAGTCATATGGGAAGAGGCGCAAGACGAGTCGTTGAGAACGTCGTAGCACCCGTTACTAATCTTTTTCATAGACGACATGAACCGCAAGAGGTTCAAGCCGCACCCCCGCCACAACCAGCCCCAGCGCCGCCTCCAGCCCCTGTGGTTGCGCCAGCACCCGTAGCTGCAGCGCCTAACCCAATCAATGAAGACATTCGCGCCCATCGTGACCTGTTAGCCAAGGAAGCCGATAGAGCAACCAAAGAGCTTGCAGCCTCTAAACAGAAACTAGCCGCTGGTCTTGCCCGTAGTGCTCGTGCACGTCGTGGCAACATCTTCGAAGAGGGTTCGCCTAACAATCAACCATTTAGGCAGACGCTTGGAGGCTAAGTGAATTATCAAATAACGATGGACAAATTAGAATATTACAAGCGGAGATATAAGCGTGCCTACAGCATATTTACTCAATGGATATCTATTTTACAGGCTTGTCAGCATTATTGCGTGCCACACCGAGATATATTTTACTACACAAATTATACCCAGGGCGCGCAGAAAAACGGGAAAGTATATGATACTACACAAGTTGCAGCAACACGCGCGCTTACATCAAAACTACAATCAACCTTAACACCGCCAGGACAAACATGGGCAATATTGGAGGCGGGTAATGATTTTCCATCTGAAGAAAAGAAGGCAGTCAATGAATATCTTCAATATGCTACTGATACAATTTTCAACTATATCCGTCATAGCAATTTCGATTTGGCTATTAACGAATGCTACCACGATTTGGTCATTGGAACTGCATGCTTACAAATTAACCCTACTGATAGCGACGATATGCCTTTTATCTGCTATTCAGTGCCTTTGGCTCAGCTCTGTTTTGAGGAAAGTATCAATGGATACATTGAATCAGCATACAGAACTTGGGGCGAGGTACGCATATCCGAGATTGAAATTATGTGGCCACAAGCAGTGTTGCCCCAGTGGATGCTCGAACAGTTAAAGATGGACCCCAATAGCACAATCAAGAATCTCTACGAAGGCGTTGTATACATGCACGGCGACAAGAAGCCATATAAGTATGTTCTTTGGATAGACTCTGATATTCTGCTAGAAGAAGAGGACACAAGTCCTAAGTGGATTATCTTTAGATGGAGCAAAACGAACAATGAAATTTTTGGAAGAGGCCCAGCAATTGAGGCATTACCTTCAATCATGTCGCTTCAAGAGGTTATGCGTCTTGAGCTTACGTCGGCTAACCTTAATATTTGCAAGCCTTATATGGCTTATTCTGATGGTGTTTTTAACCCTTATACTTTTAGGATCGAGGCAAATACCGTTATCCCTGTCAGTCCATCATCCAATGGTCAGTGGCCAATCCAACCAATGCCCGACGTTGCCAACCCAGCTTTTATGCAGCTCACTGCCAATGACCTCCGAATGCAAATCAACAAGCTCATGTTCAACGAGCCCCTCGGACAGCCCGACAACCCAACCAAAACTGCCACAGAGCTTGCCATTAGACAACGGACTCTAGCTGAAGAAATAGGACCGGCCTTCACCCGTCTGCAACAAGAGTTCATGTCCAAGGTTATCCAGCGCTTTATTCACTTATTACAAGCCCGCGGACTATTGGAACCCTTAGTCGTCAATGGACGTTCAATCCAAATACGCTATCAGTCGCCACTAGTGGTGGCACAGGGTCATCAAGATGTCCAAGGGTATGTAGATTACGTACAGATTATACAGACGATCCTAGGGCCTGAAATAGCCACGATTATCCAACATCCAGTAGAAGTGCCAAGCTGGATAGCTGAGAAACTGAATATCAATAAAACATTACTTCCAGATAGACAAAAGCTAGAACAGTTCTTGGAAGAGAAAGGGAAGCAACAAAACGAAATGCAACAAGCTGAGATAGGAGTGTTACAAAATGAGCAACGAAATGCAGCAGCAACAGGGTGATAGTTACTTCGAAGGCCATCCAACAGGAATGGAGGAACAGGCTAAGAAGATGCACGAAGAGATGATGAGAGCGCGTACCGAAATGGAGCGCATATGCTATGAAGTCTTGGAGGTTAATCCAGATGGTCAAAACCTATGGAAAAAGATTGAAGAGCAATTCTTAATCCCTAATCTATGTTCGCCACGTAGTGCCTCGTTCAAAGAAGAGGTTATCTACTTTGAAGGCTTTAGGGAAGCCTTTAGGCATATCAAGGCGTTAGCTTTGAATCACAAGAAACGGATATTAGGGGGTTAATAATGACTGATTCCACAACTGATATTTGGTGGGTAGATGAAGGTGTGGCGGGGCAAGGACCCCGTCCAGACTATCTACAACCAAAATACAAGAGCCTAGCTGAACAAGCCAAGGCTTATAATGAAGCACGAAAATCGTTAGGGGCAATGACTGGTGCGCCAGACGAGTACGTTCTGGACGAGTTCCAGAATGATTTAGACCCAGCCAACCCGCACATCGCAGAATACCTGAAGTACGCAAGGGAAGCACGCTTCAGCCAAGAGGCGGTGTCACGGTCTATTAAGGCATTCGTAGACTATGAAAAGTCCATGATGCCTGATGAGAACCAAGAGGTTGCAAAGTTAGGACCTGATGGCCAAAAGAAGCGGGGCATCATTGACCAGTGGGCCAAGAACTCTCTAAGTGAGGAAGCCCAAAAGACCTACGAGATTCTACCTAAGTCAGCCGAGGTCTTAAAGTTTATGGATGAGTTGCGTCAAAAGTCTATTGCGATGGGTTCTAACCCGCCATTGGCCGCAACCAACAGCACAACGTTTAAGCCATTGACTGAGGCTGAGGTGCGTCAAGAGATGCGAGACAATTATGACAAGTATCAATCCAATCCCGGGTATCGAGAAGAGATACGACGGAAACTTGAACAAGTTATGGGAGTGAACTAGCCTTAAGTTAAGTGTTGCATAACACATTGCTACCTTGACGGCTTAGCCCGGGAAACCGCTACCTAATGCCTAGAGCCCGATGATGAAAAGCAAAACTCAAAAGTAATTTTGGTTTTATTTATCTAGGAGGCTCTAGCCATGTCCTTATCATTAACGAACGTCCAACAAACCGAGTTCGATGAACTCGTAAAGATTGAATACCGCTCACGCGGCTTTCTATTAAGAGATACCATTCGTTTAAGAACAGACGTAATTGGTAACACAGTTCAGTTCAGACGTGTTGGTCAAGTAATTGCCAACCCAGTCGGTTACCAGAACGTAATCAATATCCAAGACCCAGGCTTTGTTGCTTTAACTGCAACGTTGCAAAAATATGCAGCCGGCACGGGCGTGGATGAAATCCAAGACTTAACGGTTAACTTCGATACCAAACGCGAACTCGCAATGATCGTTGCAATGGCTGTTGGTCGTCGTTCAGACCAAATCGTTATCAACGCTGTAAACGCTGGTGCGGGTACAACGATTGTTAACGGTGGCACGAACATGACGTATCAAAAACACAGAACTGTATTACAGTTCTTTGAAGCGAATGCAGTGCCAGTCGGTGAACGATTCCTAGCAATCAGCGCTAACGGTCTTAGAAACTTATTGTTCGATGACCACTACACAAGTCGCTTTTTCACAAGCAACGATTCTGTTGTGGACGGGCAACTCAATTACAAGGAGGTACTCTCCACAAATGTTCGTACCATTCCTGACATGACTGAAGGCGGCTTACCGCTCGCTGGTACCATCCGAAACAACTTAGCTTGGCACAAGATGTCAACTGGTATGGGTATCGGACAAGATATGCGCGTTGAAATCCACTACTTACCACAGCAAACAACCTGGTTCATTAACGGCTTGTTCTTTGCGGGTGCTGTAGTTGTGGACCCCAGAGGCGCCTTCATCATCCAATGTGACGAATCAGTGAACAACTAAGGAGCGACTACAATGGCTTTTTTACTACAGAAATGGACTCGAGTCAGCGCTTCAAATGCTACTGACTTCACTGTTGACTGGACTGTCACACCGGGCGTATTGCTCGTTAGTGAAGGTGGACCAAAAATCTTTACCTACAGCTCAACAACCGATACACAAGCAAACTTTGCCGCAGCTAACTACTTCAACTCGGTCAACCTAGATTTGCAAGCTGGTGATTATATATTCACCACTGACAATACCGGCGTTGGCCAAATCTATGAAGTAACAGTTGTTACATACGGTGCAACCGGTGTTGTAACGCTTGCTGCATTTGGTGCAGCGATTGGTATCATCGGTAACGCTAATATTAACAACAACAGCATTAATGCTGCGAAGCTTGTTAACAACAGCATTACCGATACGCAAATCCAGGCATTAGGTATCACCGCTGCATCAATTGCAAATAACACTTTGACGTCAACTCAGATTGCGCCATCGGTTATTCAATTTGCAACGGGTACGATTACTGCGGCTCAGTTCAACGGAATGAGCGCAGGTGGTGCAGCCGCACGCCCAATCGTTGCCGCACAAGGTGCTAACACATTGATCCGAATTCATGATTTCACAATGGAATTAGTGTTCGGAACTACTCAGTTCGCAGCCGGTGGTGCCGTTGGTCTCGAATACGGCACAACTGCATTGCTAGCAGGGCCAGCCGCTTCAGCAACTATCCCAGCTGCAAGTTTCACCGGTGCCGCAGCTAGTAGCGTCATGGGTGCATTAGGTGCTCTACCTGTAGCTTTAACCGCAGCTACAACCGTAAACGTTGGCGTGTTCATGTCCAACACTACTCAGGCATTTACAACTGGTGATAGTACTTTCAACTGGTATGTAAGTTACAGCGTCTATACGACAACCTAAAACTTGATATCCCATTCGGGGCAGCTTTATCCACTGCCCCGCTTTTTAGAGGTGCTATGCCATTAACTGAAGTTCAGATCATTTCCGGTGCGTTAATGAAGTTAGGCAAGAAGCCTATATCCGCGCTTGGACAAGATGATATGAGTATCGCGGCACAGCAACAGCTAGAACAGGTCTTGCCAACCAGGATTGCTCAAAACTCGTGGCGATTTGCCACACGCATTGTCCAGCTCGCCCAAAACGTATTACCGCCGCCTGTAAGCTATTGGCAGTACAGCTACCAGCTTCCAGGGGACTTCCTAAAATATATCCGTCAATATCCCATGAACTGGGCTTTTGAACTCTATAACAACAGCTTAATGTACTCGAATCTCAATGGGCCGATATTCATGGAATATTGCTATCTGCCTCAAATCACGGCTCTACCTGACTGGTTCACTCAGTATCTAATATGGGAAGTAGCGGCACAACTTGCCCTATCCAACGCCCAAAACGCACAATATGCGCCTTTCTGTATCGCTCAGCGGGATATAGAATTGGCTAAGGCCATGGCCGCCGATGCACAGAATAGGCCACAAACCCCACTCGCTTCAAGTCCAATCATATCCAATCGCTTTGTTGGTACTTGGATAGGTGGATAATGCCA